TGGCAGACATTAAAGGCATTAGCGCCGGGTTTAGCGAAGCGATCACACGCCCACAGGTTGCCTCAGTTACCCCACTACCAGCCGGGCAAAGTTACGGCGTTACTGGTGGCGGTGACATAACTATTAACTTGTCTACCCTTGTGCCTACCGCGCAAACTGGTGAGGTAATCATTAACTCGATACGCGCATACAACAGGGCGGCAGGCCCCGCCAATATCGCGGTGGCATAATGGCTACCTCGGTAGTTGCCAGCGGAGACTATGAACTATTTATAGATACCGGGTTTATGCTCAACGCATTTACTTTAAATAACAGCGTGCGCGGGGTGCTCAATAACACCGAGTACGTGCTAGATGGTGTAACCGAGTTTGCGCCAATGATGGAATACAGCAAAGGCATTAGCGTTAATCGTGGGCGTAGGGAAATAGGCGATCAGTTCAGCGCTGGCACCATGACGTTTACCCTCGATGACACGCTGGCTGGCGGCATCCTAAACCCGCTGTATACGTCTAGCCCGTTTGTAGATCCTGCAGGGCAGTTTACGCTTGCCCCATTGCGTAGGGTGTCGTTTGGCCGTTACAACACCGCTAACGCGTTTGTGCCGTTGTTTGTTGGGCAAATTGTCAATTATGACTATTTCTACGAATTGGGCGGAAATAACAGCGTTACCGTTTATTGCGCGGATGATTTCTATTTACTAGCCCAAACCGTGATGAACGAATTTAACGTGACCGAGGAACTAAGTAGCGCCCGGCTAACAGCGGTATTGGATTTACCCGAGGTTGCATACCCGGCGTTAAGCCGTGACATTTCTACCGGCACCCAAACCCTTGGCGGTGCTAGCGCGTACACAATCCCTAACGGCACAAACGTAAAGGCTTACATAGACCAAATACAAGCTGCCGAGCAAGGCCGTATTTTTATGTCGCGTTCAGGGGTGCTGAATAGTGACCCTCGAATAGGCAATACACTTAGCGCGCCGGTAGCCGATTTCCACGATGACGGTACGAACATCCCGTACAACAATTTGGCCATAACCTATAACGCCGATCAGATCGTGAACCGCGCCAGCGTTCAACACCTAGGCGCTACAAGCCCCGAGGTAGCCGACGATCTAGCCAGCCAAGCAAAATACCTAATCCAAACCGTAAGCATTACCGACAGCCTGTTACACAACGACGCTGCAGCTGCAACGCTTGCCAGTTACCTACTAGTTGGGGAACCCGACGCCACGTTTACCGGGGTACAAACCGATTACCTAATGCTCACCACAGCACAACGCGAAAACCTAGCCCTAATAGATATTGGCGACACGATCACCATAACCAACACCATTGCTGGCGGTGAAGTAGCACAGGAACTAAGCGTAGAGGGCATCGAGCATCGCCTAGATTTTGTGACCGGGCATCGCGTCACCTACTACACGGCGCCTACCGTGATCGTCTACGAGTTTATTTTAGATGACCCAATTTACGGCAAACTAGACATACAAGACCCGCAACCAGTTTTAGGATAAAGTACAGATATGGCAGTTCCAGTTACTTTCGTTTCAGGTGATGTTCTTACCGCCGCACAATTAAATTCTAATTTTAGTTACCTAGATGCAGGCACACAGGTTGCATCGTTTGTTGAATATCAGTCAAGCGCAACCGCTGGCGGCTCGTCATCGACTGGTTCATTTATAAAACGAACTCTAAATACAACTTTGATTAACACGATTACAGGCTGCACTTTAACCTCAAGTGTCATTGCTCTACCAGCGGGTACTTATGAGATCACAGCCAATTCAGTTACGATAAACCCGGCAAGTTCCCAAATTAAACTTAGAAACACAACCGACAGCACCGACACTATTTTTGGTATTACTGAATATGAAGCAGCAGGCAGCGCAACAAATCCACTTACTGGAAGTTTTACAATTACAGGAACAAAAAACTTTGAAATTCAGTATCGTGTTTCGTCAGCAGCAGCAGGTGACGGTTTAGGTATTCCTGCCTCTTTTGGTACTAGCAACTGTTACACAAACGTCACAATTAGGAAGGTTGCATAGTGGCAACGGAAGCAGAAATTAACGCGCAAATTGGAAACGCCACACGCGAACTAGCACCCGGCACAACATGGCGCTACCACGAACCCGGCGATGGTTACTACTGTCTTGAATGGATGGATGACCCAGCGTTGCAACCAACCGAAGCAGCAACAATGGCAAAAGCCACCGAACTAGCAAACAACCCAACGCCTTACTAAGTTAATGAAATGGCGTTACATGATCGGGTACATGCTTTTAATCGGCGTAGTAGTTTGGGGTTGTAGTGGTTGCACAGTTTCTAAAACGAATATCAAATACCAATGTTTTACAAAGGCCGCTTGTGATTAAAACACCCGAACAACAACACGCAGGGCTAATAGTTTTCGTTGGCCGTTTAATGGCTATCTGTTTTTCGTTTACCGTGATGGCATTTATTTACGGCATCCTGTTTGTAGACCAGCCTACGGAACAGGCCCCAACCGACGCCCAACTAATAGACCTGTTAAGCACGTTGCTAGTTTTTCTTACTGGCACACTTAGCGGGCTGGTTGCGTCTAACGGCCTAAAGAGTAAGCCGGGTACCGGTGCATCCACCGATTAAAAAACTGGTTTTACCTGCCAATTTGGCACACGTTAAACCGGGTGAATTACCAGCAAGCCTATTAGTAGACCTAAAACCATTTGGGAAATTGCACCCATTGGCAGCCAACGCATACAACGCGGTTAGAGCTGCAGCGTTTGCCGCTGGCATAAAACAATTTAAGCCAACTAGCGCGGGTGATACTTACCGCAGCATTGCGTTACAGCGTCAAGGGTTTTTAGCGCGTTACCAACTGGCACCAATAGAGGGCGTTAAACCTCGAGTGTACGAAAACAAGAATTATTACCTAAAACCCGGCAACGCACCTATGGCAGTACCCGGCACGTCACGCCATAACCTTGGGCTGGCCGTAGATTTTGCCAACATGTCAGGCGAAACATTTACCTTTATGTGCGACGTAGGCCCATCGTTTGGCTGGTCATTAGAGGTAATGCCAGCCGAGCCATGGCATTGGTTTTACTGGCCCGGTGACAAAGTACCGCCAGCGGTAACCCAATACCTACAAGGAATTGCGCCAGCATCCCCCACCGCGTAACACGCGCCTACTACCGTTTTGCTACCGACGAAAAGAGGTTTACCGCGCATGACTGAACTACAAACTTTTACCTATGAAGCCTTTGTAGGCAAACTAGAAAACGGGCGCGAAGTATTAGTACAGATTTTTAGGAACCCGGACACACTCGAAGTATTAGCCAGCCAACTTGCGTTTAAGACCATTGCCGGCGGTACATGGCAAACGCCCTACCAGTTAGAGAAACTATGACCCTTGCACTTAAAGCCGCGTTTACCGCGCTATTTACCATTACAGCTGCCGGCATTGCATATTTATTGCCTATGCCTACTGACCCTGCATTAGACCGCCCCGTAAGCCCTACAACTGTTTACGTGGCAACCCCACCAACTACCACAATGCCCGCATACGTGAACACATGCACGCAGGTAGCCGTATTAGCCCTAGCCGAGGGTTTACCTCAAGATCAGTTAGAAACAGCGCTAAAAGTGGCTAATCGCGAAAGCCGATGCACAAGCGATGCGTTTAACGCATACGACACCAACGGCGGTAGTTATTCCATTTACCAAATTAACGGGTATTGGTGCCGCCCTAACAAGTATTGGCCTACTGGCTGGTTGCAAGCCAAAGGCATACTCGAGACGTGCGACGATCTTTACGACCCAACAATTAACACACGTGCCATGGTTGCTATTTGGCGTAACAGCGGTTGGTTACCATGGAATACAGCGAAGTAAAACAGTACATAGACCCCGACAACTCACTAAGCGAGGAAAGCAGACGCATGTTAGACCCGACAGCAAACGCAATGGCAAAACACCAAATGGCCGTATTTGACCTAATAGACGAAATATGCAGACCCGCACATATCCCCTACAAGCCCAAGCACGCAGACCTAATAGCGCGGCTAAAACTGTTGGCTACTGATCTAGACCTAAGCGGTGATGAGGCAGGCTGGCAGGCCATTAGCGAGGCTGTAGAGGCGTTAGGCGGCTGAAATGGCACTTGTGACGCTTACACCTAAACAGGTATTAAATGCGCGCGACGTGGCCTACAAAAAGGCTATGGAATGTGAAGCGGGCAAAATGAAAAACCGTTACAACGTGCCGGTAGCCAGTACAAGTTATGACCGACACCTAAAAGGCTGTTACGGCGAACAGGCTGTAGCTGCATACCTCGGCGTCGAGTGGGGCTTTACCGCCTATGACCCCAAGGCTAATGACGTGGCAGGGTACGAGGTGCGCGCCACATACCATGCCAACGGGCGTTTGCTTACACATGCCGAGGATAAAAACGGGCTATACATTTTGGCGATCATTGACCGCGACACCTACACGGTAAACCTTGCCGGCTGGTCAAACCTAAAGCGCTGCAATACGCAGGGCCGTTGGGCTACTGATCTACCGTTAGCGTGCTACGCCATGCCACAAGCCGAATTATGGCCTATGGAAATGTTGCCCGCAACCGCGTTATACGCATCTGCTATAAATAACTAACTAACCCGACTAACTGTAAAGGCACCCGACATGGCGTTTAACATTGACAATTACGTAGACGTACCAACCCGTTTAAGTGAAGCGTTAAAGCGTTTCCCTGATTTACGCATACAAGAAACCAGCGCCGAAGTAGTCACCATGCCTGATGGCTCAACGTTTTACCGTTGCACCGTTACCGTTTGGCGCGACGATAAAGACCCGCTACCGAGCATTGCTACAGCTGCAGAGCCTTACCCGGGCAAAACCCCGTACACCAAAAACAGTGAGTTTATGGTTGGTATGACTAGCGCGTTAGGCCGTGCGTTGGGTTACATGGGGTTTGGAATAAACAAGAGCATTGCTAGCCGTAATGAAATAGAAGCGCGGCAAGACCCTAAAAAACCTGATGCACAAATAGCACCAATCCGGCGCGAAACTTCGAGCGCTCACCCTAAACAGGCCAGCCAAAAACAGGTTTACTTTATTAAGTCATTGGCTAAGGGCGCGGGGTTTGATGAAGCGGCGCTGCACGATTACATTGCAGCCACATTGGATAGCGACGCGGTGACACTCGAGACGCTTAACCCCGAGCAGGCCACGCAGGTTATTGACGCGTTAAAGCATTTGCCAAGTAGCAAAGCCGACTAATGAACTGCATTAAATGGTTTTTGTATTTTAATTTCTTACTTATTGGCGTTGGGTTAATTCTTACTCTGTGTATTGCGTTGTTTGATGACCCGCGCAAAGTTAATGGCCGTAAACGAAGGGGTAGCAAATGACTATTGAACAGCAATTAGAACTACTTACGCGCATGGTGCGCCTCATTGAGGAAATGCAAAACATGCAAGTTGATTACCTAGGTAAAGACAAAGTAGTGCAGCATTTGCGTTGGGCTACCGAGCATGTTTCTAATGACATTTGGGCGCGCACAATTCACAAAGATTACAAATATGAGGTAGTCAATGGGGATGCTTGAAGCGCAGTTTAAGAACAGCGTTATAGAGATCGCTACCCGGTATGGCTGGATGGTTCACCATGACCTACCAGCGATGAACAGGCGCGGCAAATGGGCTACACACATACAAGGCGATAGCGGTTTCCCCGATTTGGTGTTACTCAATAGCAAGGGTGTGCTAGTTTTCGCAGAACTTAAAACAGATATCGGAGTAGTACGCAAAACACAGGAACGCTGGCTCGAGCGTTTAGATAAAGCCGGCGTAATTGTGCAAGTGTGGCGCCCTAATCAGCTGCCTGTAATCATACGTTTTCTAGCCACCGCTTAGCGCGTAGGACTAGCCAAGCCCTAAGCCCGTTGCACGGTAGTTGGGAACACACGGAAACGTGGGTAGTACGCCATGCCCGTAATCATGCGCGACGAAATGACCGGGCCGCTGGCGTGGCAGGCTGTAAACATAATCAGCCAAGTGTTAGTTAGTGGGTTCGGGTTAGGGCAACCCCGAGGGTGGGGCTTTAGCGCATTAGGCTTTACATGGTGTAAGCATTGACATACACATAACAAACACGTACATAAAGGATTAGCCCGGCATGATGACTAACCAACCAACACCAACAGCAAGGCGCTTGCGCCGCGCTAGCACAAGCCGTAGGCGCGTGAGCCATGCCAAGTAAACAACAAGGGCCAAGGCCTCGAGGCCAAGCCGACTACAAGAAAAACAAACGCATACTGTTAGCAGAAAATCCATTTTGCCATTGGTGCGGTATGCCAGCAAGCGAAGCCGATCACCTAATAGAGGTAGACCGCGGCGGTGATAACTCACTAGAAAACATGGTAAGCGCGTGCAGAAAATGCAACGCAGTACGTGGCAACAAGTACCGCGCAGCTCGAGACGCCGGCAGATTAAACGACGCAAACCCAATGCCAGTAAGGAAAACAGAACCTCAACACTTACAGCGTTTTTTTGGGGAAACAACAGAAGCC